GTTATCTTTCTTAAATTCCATAGCATATACAATAGGATATGCATCCCATTCCTTCAATTTGTCTGCAAATTTAGGTTCATATTCAAAGATATAGAACTTTCCTGCACTAGGTGACTCAGTAGCATCATCTAATAGTAGATTAAATACCTCTTCTCTAAGTTTAGATTGTGATATTTTACTTCCTTTTAGTCCGCTTACCAAGGAATCGAATCTGGAGGTCGTGTTCGTCGACGAGAGTCCATTCCCATTTTCTGTCTGCACAGTATTCACTTGCTGCCTCCCATTTTGCCATGTTTGTTGCGAAGGTATTTACCTCAGTTAAGTAAGTTTTGTTCCTAGTATTCTTACCATAACGACGTTTAGGACCGTCTATTTGTCTTCTTGGTTTTACCTCAACCAAATGCTGTACGGTTTTCCCATCTATACCTCTTACTTTTAAATAGAAATCTGGAAAATAACTCCTCCATCTTCTTTTTACTGGATCATAGTATGGTATGACTATGCATTCACTATTCCATTCAATTATACTAGGTGTTTTGTCACACCATTGCATAAATTTTAGTTCCCATGATGACCTATAAAATACCTGAGTAGGATCTCCCTTATACTTTGTGTAGTTTATAGGTCGATACTTACCTTCAAGGTATCGTTTTGCCACTATAAATAAATATATCACTCATAAAGAGTATTTATGGCATCCGCAAGAGGACTACAAAATTTTATGCAGGCTATTGGTAAGTCTGGTGGTATCTCTGCGTCTAATCTATATCAATTCTCTTTTCAACCAACACCAAAGTTAGAAAAGTTTTTCAAGGATAATGTCTTTGATGAGTTCTTGAAATTAACAGACAATGGTGATACAATAAACTTACAGTTACTATGTAATGAGATACAGTTGCCAGGTGTAACGTACTCAGCATTTGATGTCAAGTCAGTGCACAAGGGTATTACACAGAAACATGCTACTGCTAAAGTATATAATGAATTAGATGTTAGTTTCTTTATGGATGGAACATCATTACCATTAAGATTTTTTAGAGCATGGCAAGACTTCACCGCAAATGGAGTTAATGGCAATCCTGAGTTCTTCTATGATGATCAACCATATAAAAGAGCATTTGCATCTAATTACTATGAAGACTATGCATGTGATATGTTTATTAGTAAGTTGGAAAAATTTGATTCACCTCAAGGTGAGAAGAAAGAAGACGACTATAAAAATCCATGGAATGCTAGACTTGTGAAAGCATATCCATATACTGTAGCATCAATACCATACTCAGCAGGTCCTGCACAACTTGTTAAAGCAACTGTTGGATTCTACTATGAGTATAGTCACTTATTAACCTTCAAGTAACCTACTATATAATATACTGAAATTATAAATTATGGCATTACCTGAGATTGCAACGCCAATCTATACATTGACAGTCCCTTCTACAAAGAAGAGAGTAAAGTATAGACCATTCCTAGTTAAGGAACAAAAGTTATTAATATTGGCATTGGAGAACGATGACCAAGAGCAAATATTAGACGCTATAACTAAAACTATCCAGAACTGTCTGCATACAAAAATCAAAGTAGAGGACATGGCACTGTTTGATATCGAGTACTTATTTTTACAGATACGTGCTAGATCAATCAGTGAAGAGATTGAGATGAAAGTTACGTGTGCTGATGATGGAGAGACTACTGTGGATGTAAAATTTATGGTAGATGATGTCAAAGTCAATTTTCCCAAAGGACATACTAACGTAATTAAAATAGATGATGATCTTACTGTCGAGATGAAGTATCCTGATTTAGATTACTTTACTAAGGTCAACTTCATAGGTGAAGAACCAGATGCATATGAGTTAGTTGCTAAATGCATCAAAAGAGTTTATGTGGGTGAAGATGATTACACTGCAGATTCTATTGAGGAGTCAAAGAAGTGGGTAGAAGGATTAACCAATGCACAGTTTGATAAGATACAAACATTTTTTGAGACAATGCCATCACTTAGGCATGTGTTAAAGGTAAAGAACCCTAAGACTAAAGTTGCAAATGAGGTAGTACTGGAAGGATTATCTGATTTTTTCGCATAGCCCTCTTCCACGAGGGCATCATGGTCTTCTACCAAACTAATTTTTCTCTCGTTCAACACCATAAATATAGCTTGACAGATATAGAAAATATGATCCCGTGGGAACGGGAAGTATATGTGAACATGTTAGCAACTCATCTCCAGAAGGAGAGAGATCGCATCGCTGAAGAAAACCGACGCTAATGGACACTTCAATAATTACTAGTTTTTTCAGAAAGGCAGCAAAGAATCTTGCTGTTGGGATAGCTGGTGCAATTGAATCTGGTGACAGCACAAGATTAGTTCCCGCTATAGCACCTATACCTATAGAAGCTGTAGATATGTCATATGGGAAGACAAATGCTATACAACAAGATCCAAACGAGACTGAGAAAGAATACGAAGAGGTAGTAGTAGAAGCAATAAAAGAAATAGCACAGCAGAGAAATTTACCATACGAGAAGAAACCAGAAGTTGCACTAGAGAAAGGTGGTTTAGTTAAACGTGAGACTATCGCAAAAGTTGGTGAAAAAGAACCAGAGGTAGTGACCCCTGTTAAAAATTACGGTGAGTCAGTAGAACAGATATACAAACAAGGTGCAGCGTTAATCATAAGTTCATCATTAGGTTTCCTAAAAACATTACCTCCATCTCCTGCAAAGGGCAGTGTAATAGCAGAAGCAAATAGATTAAAAGGTATATTTGGAATAGCAGAGACACCCAAACCACAGAAGACAATAGGATTGAAAGCACCACTAGTATGGTGGGGTGGTAAGAAACAAACTGCAACTGGTGCACCAGTAACTAAAACTACAGATCAAACACCAGAGAAATCAACCAGATCATTCATGGGCAATCCTATGAGGATGCTAAAGAACCTTAAGAACACTGGTAGAAAAGGTCTTAAGTTCTTAAAAAAGCATGGTGGAAAGGTAGGAAAGGGTATAAGAAAAGTAGCAGCATCAGGTACTAAGTTGGTGAAGGGTGCAAAGAAAGCATCAATGGCACTGTTAAAGAAAGGATCTAAGAAGATTGCTACAAAACTAGGAACTAAAGCAGTGGCAAAGGTAGGTGCAAAGGCACTAGGTAAAGGGTTACTTAAGAAAATACCATTTGTAGGTCTTGGTGCAGGATTATTATTTGCAGGACAACGACTGATGGCGGGCGACTTCAAGGGTGCTGCTCTTGAAGCTATGTCTGGTGCAGCATCTATGATACCTGGTGCAGGAACTGCTATATCCATAGGACTTGATGCAACACTTGCTGCTAAAGATATGGGCGTATTGCCAGGTCAAAAAGAAGCAGAAGATCAGGTAGGAGCTGCTGCAGCTCCAGATCCTAGTAAGGACATGTATGGGAGACAGATTGTACTTAATCCACCGACTATGAAGGCATGGAAGAAGGCAGTAAATCGTGCAGCAAAAGATGGTATAAACTTGCCTATGAGTGTGACATCTTCATATAGAAGTCCAGAACAACAACAAGCATTGATAAACGCGGCTGAATCTGGTGACGAGAACGCCATAAATCCTGCACCTGTAGGTCAGTCACCACATGGACAAGGTTGGGCAATTGATATTGACTATTACTCAAAAGCAAACGAGTGGATGAGAGAGAAAGGTAAGAAGTTTGGATTTGCATGGCAAGGTGAAGGAGATCCAGTACACTTTGATTACCTTAACAACGAAAAGAATACTAAGTGGTTACAACCTGGTAAAAATAAATGGATACCTAACATTGATGATCCAGTTGGCAAACCATCATCAGGTGCTGTTAAGACTGCATCTGGAACAGGTAGTGCAATATCAGCACCATCTGGATCTGGATCAAAAGAGACTTTAAATGAAGAACCAGTTAATGTTGGTGCGGGTAACATGGGTGGTATGACTAAAGGTGCAGTTCTACCGAGTGGAGTACAAATTGTATATGTTGATAAACCAGTCGGCATGTCATTAACAAGTCCCGAAGGAGCAGAGTGGTGGAAGAAACAAACCACAGTAATTGATCCTCAAGGCAAAGGTGCATTCCAATACGAGTTTAATTAAATGAAAGCATTACCTCCAGCTATGTCAAAAC